TGGTCATCTGAGTTATCTCCTCGTCTGAACGAACTTGTACCGACACCCTGCACCCAGCGCAAGCCCTAAATTTAGTTTTTTGAAAATTTTTTGAGGGGGTCTGGTTGATCGCTCGTTTTAGTGTTTTCGGCGAGCGATCACCCGAGCGATCAATCGCTCTTTTAGATGCGGGCAATGATCTGGCATGTGTCGCCGGAGGGGGTGGGTCCTTCGGACCACCCCCATAGGCGACCAGAATGCCATAGGACGACAGTCATAAAATGGTGTTTTGGTCGATTGATCGAGTGGTCGTTTTCCTTATAGGCGATCGATCAAACCGAGCGATCACTTTTGTAGGATGGGATTCCTAGGGGTTCCCACGGGGGGTAAGGCTTCAAAAACGGGGTTTTTGGAGTGCCTGAGAGGGGGTGCGAGGGGGCTCTCGGGTGCCCGGGAGAGGGTTCCGAGGTGCGGGTTCGGGGTGATCGCTCGAATTTAGTATTTTGGGCGAGCGATCAAAATGTGAGCGGGTTGGGGGCTAAACCTAGGGGGTAGGTTGTGCCCGATGCGGGTTGCGGGTTGCATCAGAGGGGTGCCGACTGATATCTTTGGGCTATGTCAAACGTTGAAATCATACCTCCGAAAAAGCTGACTCGGCCTCCTGTTGCACGTACGCGGTGCGATGAATTTGGCATTAACGCAATCTGCGACATGATCGCGTCAGGCGTTTCCATGACCGCTATCTCGCAGGAGATCGGGGTTAGCATTGGTTCGCTGATCACGTGGCTCGACGGCGATGTTGAGCGTTCCGCGCGCGTGCGCGAGGCTCGATCTAGGTCTGCGAAGGTCTGGGACGAGAAGGCCGAACAGGTTGTTCGGGACGCGCCGGATAAGTTTGAGCTAGAGAAGGCGCGCGAGCTTGCCCATCACTACCGCTGGCGCGCGAAGGCCATCGCGCCGCGAGATTACGGCGACAAGGTTACTCAGGAGCACACGGGTGCCGGGGGCGGCCCTATCGCGATTGCTTCGGTTGACTTGAAGAACCTGAGCGACGCAGAGCTTGAGAACATGCAACTACTCATGGCGAAGGCGTCGGGCGCCTCGAAGTGACCGCGCTAAAAATTTTCAAAACACTAAATTTAGGGCTTGGAGGCTGTCGGCGGTGCTGATAGAAATCTTCTCAGCCGGGGGGCTGACCCCGGCGGATAGAGGATAACTCAGATGCCACGCTTCATTGACATGACGGACGCTCAGAAGGCCCAGGCTTGGAAGCGCCATTATGCGGCTGGGGGCGTGGGCTCTCGCAGCGCGGCAGTGGTTGAGGCGGAGCGGGATCTTGAAACGGCCCGCGCGGCTCTCGCGATGCAGCCGAACAGCATGCTTCGCGCTGGTGCGGTTCGTCGGGCAGAGGAGCGGTTGGCTCATATGCGGGAGGCACGCTGATGCGCGATATCCGCGATGCTGGGCAGGATGCAGGGCTTGCCCGGCAATCCGCCTTCACTTGCCCGTATGCTGCCGGTACGCCAGCCTGGAATGCTTGGATGGCGGGTTGGTCCATGGGCGTTGAGGAAGCTGACATGCGGGATATCGAGCGCGAACAGGGGCGTCCCTCGAAGTGACCGCGCTCACCCCCGCCATCATGCTCGATATGATCAAGCGGGAGAAAGAGCGCCGGGCCGCCTCAGCGTCGCTCTACGAATTTGTAAAACAGTCCTGGCACGTCGTAGAGCCCGGCGTGCCGTTCATCCCCTCGTGGCACATCGAAGAGATCTGCGAGCACCTGGAGGCGATCACTGCGGGCCAGCTTCGCAAGCTGCTGGTGAACATCCCGCCGCGTCACTCAAAATCGACCATCGTCAGCGTCATGTGGCCGATGTGGGAGTGGTTGACGGACCCGGCCCACAAGTACCTTTGCGCCAGCTACAGCGGCAACCTGAGCATCCGCGACAACCTCAAGGCGCGTCGCCTCATCCAGTCGCCATGGTATCAGGAACGCTGGGGCCACCTGATCAAGCTGGCGGGCGACCAGAACGCGAAGCAGCGGTTCGAGAATGACCGCACAGGCTACCGGCTGGCGACCAGCGTCGGCGGCACCGCAACGGGTGAGGGCGGCTCCAGGCTCATCCTGGACGACCCGCACAGCGCTCAGGAAGCCCAGAGCGATGTAATCCGCGAAAGCGCTATCGAATGGTTCGACGTGGTGTGGAGCACGCGCCTAAACGATCCGAAGCGTGACGCCATGGTCACGATCATGCAGCGCCTGCACGAGAAGGATATCAGCGGCCATATCCTGGAGGACATTGGCGGCTGGGAGCATCTGATGATCCCCGCCCAGTGGGATGGGGTGCGACGCAAGACAACCCTCGGCCCCTACGATCCGCGCCAGAAGAAGGGCGAGCTAATCTGCCCGGAGCGGTTCGGGGAGAAAGAGATCACCGAACTTAAACAGCTACTCGGCACCTACGGGACCGCAGGGCAGTTGCAGCAGGATCCGACCCCGACCACGGGCGGGATCCTCAAGACCAGCGCAATCCAGCTATGGCCCGCCGACAAGCCGCTCCCACAGTTCGAGTATGTTCTCCAGTCCTATGACTGCGCCTTCACCGAGAAGACCAGCGGCGACCCAACAGCCTGCACGGTGTGGGCGGTGTTCACCCACCAGGGTCGGCGCAATGCCCTGCTGATCGACGCGTGGGATGAACACCTGAGCTACCCGGACCTGCGCGCTAGGGCGATCAAGGACTGGAGCACGGAGTACGGGGCGACCAGCGTTAAGGATGGCATCCGCCGCGCCCGCAAGCCGGATCGGGTGCTGGTCGAGGCCAAGGCCAGCGGTCAGTCACTCTTGCAGGATCTGCGGCAGGCCAAGGTTCCGGCTGTGGGCTACAACCCTGGCAATGCTGACAAGGTAAGCCGCGCCCACCAAGCGGCCCCAACCCTCGAACTCGGCTTCGTGTGGGTGCCCGAGAGCGGGAAGAACCGTGGCCAGCCGGTTAGCTGGGCGCAGGCATTCATCAAGCAGCTAACTAAGTTTCCGGTTGCGGAACACGACGATTACGTTGATTGTATGACTCAGGCTATTCTTTTTCTAAAAAATGATGGCTGGTTTGACTTACCTCGGGCTCGTGATAGGGATGAGCCACAGCAGTTTAAACGAGAGAAAATAAACCCGTACGCAGCATGACAAACACCGCGCACCTTTACCGATTAACGTCGCCTTCCGGCAGGGCGTATATTGGCATTGCCAAAAACGTCCGTAAGCGTTGGCTAGAGCATTCTCACGCTGCCCGTTGCGGGTCTAAATGCGCATTGCACAAAGCTATTCGTAAGTATGGTTTTGATAACTTTAAAAAAGAAGTTTTGCTAATATCTACTTTTTCTTATGTAAAAGAGATAGAAATTAAAGCTATTGCCGCGTATTCAACGATGGTCCCTGCTGGTTATAACATGACCGCAGGTGGCGACGGCACATTTGGTCGGATTGCCTCTGAAGCTGAAAAGCAGCGTATGTCTTTAGCCCAAAAAGGTCGGATGCTTACCGAAGAGCATAAAATTAAATTATCTCTTGCTCACAAAGGTAAAACAATGCCTGACGCCCAAAAGCAAAAAATTCGGGCGACCCTTAAAGCCACTCCGCGTAGACCAGAATGGGGTAAAAATATTTCAAAGGCAAAGAAGGGCGTTTCTCAAACTGAAGAAGCCCGAAAAATTCGCGCGGAAAGCCAGAAGCTGAAGTGGGCTGATCCTGAATATAAAACTCGACAACTTGAGTTGCAGCGGTTAGGACTTCAGCGGAAGCGCGAGAGGATTAAATCTGATGCCGCGTAGCCCTAAGCCAATCTGGGACAAGAAGCGCCCTAAGGGTCTCGGTGAGAGCAAAGAGCTTTCGTCGGAGAAGAAGGCTTCTGCCAAGGCGATGGCTAAGGCGGCGGGGCGCCCTTACCCGAACCTCGTGGATAACATGCGCGCTGCGAGGAAAACCTCTTAATGGCGAAATTCGACGCCAACCGCTTCGCATCGCGCAAACAGGACTGGACTACGCCTGACGACCTGTTCGAGCCTCTGCAAGCTGAGTTTAACTTCACTCTGGACGCGGCGGCGTCGCCCGAAAACACCCGTGCGCCCCTCTTCTTCACCGCCAATGAAGATGGTCTGACACAAAATTGGGGCCATCACACTGTCTGGCTCAACCCACCTTACGGCGATGGTGTTAGAGGACTGTCCGCTTGGGTGCGTAAAAGCGCCGATGCAGCAGCCAAGGGGGCGACTGTAGTGATGTTGATTCCGGCTCGCACGAACACCGTCTGGTTTCACGACTACTGTTTTGCCCTAGCCGAGGTGCGTTTCATCAAGGGCAGACCAAAGTTTGGCGGCGCAATTCACGGCCTGCCACAACCCCTCTGTCTGGTGATCTTTCGACCCAAAGCTTTTGATTCGTACAACATGCGCGCTGCGAGGAAGAAGTGACCAAGCCCGTCGATAAGGACAGCCTGCCGCTCGACAAGCCGCGCCGCACGCCGGGCCATCCCACCAAGTCGCACGTCGTAAAGACCAATGTGGATGGTAAGGAAAAGATTATCCGCTTTGGCGAGCAGGGCGCCGAGACGGCGGGCAAGCCGAAGGCTAACGAGTCTGACCGCATGAAGCAGAAGCGGGCCAGCTTCAAGGCGCGACATGGCGAGAGTATTGCTAAGGGTAAATCGTCCGCCGCGTGGTGGGCGGCAAAAGTGAAGTGGACAATCTTTCCAATTGGGTTTACGCTTCTGTGTCTGACAGGAGCCCATCATGCCCACGCGACACCCAAAAACTTTGGTAATCTGTCCGCACTGCCAGCTATCGAGAGAAGCGCGCAGTGATGTTGTTGCTAAAGCCGAGCGCGATGGCCGCGAACTATTTTGCAAACCTTGCAGAAACAGGCTTCGCTTCGCTGAAAAAGATCATCCGCGAAAAGGCACCGGAGTTAAAAACGACAAAGATAAAAATTATGCGCGTGCTAGTTATTACAAAGCCAAACGCCGTTGCTTTCTCGGCATCAAGCATCATCCTGCTTATGCCAACGTTGAATTTAAGTTTTCTTCTTTTGAAGAGTTTTTTAAGTTGCTTGGGCCTAGACCGCTTGGTCATAGTTTGGACCGCATCAACACTTTGGGTCACTACGAACCTGGAAATGTTAGGTGGGCTAGTGTTTCCCAACAAGCGGTTAACCGTATGCCAAGAGGGTATTGGTTAAATGGCAAAAAAGATTAACCGCAAGGTTAAGATGGCTGCAGGCGGTGCCATGCGGATGCCGCGTGCCGAAGGCCCCGCGTTGCAGCTAATCGAGCAGATGCGGCGCGCCGGGGGCCAGGGCGAAGAATTTGACCCGGTGCTCGCTTCGACCCGTGAGCAGCGTGCGAGGCCCTCCAGACGGCCTCAGATGCCCGCACAGACGCCTGCGCCTCTGACGGCTATGCAGGCCCCTCAGACGCGCGAAGAGCCGCTCCCGCTGCCTCCTACGCCCCCGGCGATGCGGCCTGATGAGAACCCGCCCCCCGAGGCCCCGCCCAACCCGATGCGGTTTGATGAGGGCAACCCGCTGGTCGCTCATGCTGTCAGCATGGCGCAGCGGTACAACCTGCCGCCGAGCATCTTCCTGTCGCTGGTGCAACAGGAGAGCGGTTTCAATCCGGAGGCGCGTAGTCGGCGCGGTGCTATCGGCCTGGGGCAGTTGATGCCCGCCACAGCGCGCGAGTTGGGTGTTAACCCGCTCGACCCAGAGCAGAACCTCGAAGGCTCTGCCCGTTACCTGCGCCGCATGCTCGATCAGTTTGGGGACATGGAATTGGCGCTTGCGGCATACAATGCGGGGCCAGGGCGCGTCCGTAGGGCCGGGAACACGATCCCGAACATTCGCGAGACGCAACGCTATGTCCCGAGCATCCTGCGCCGTGCGGGTGTTCAGCAGGGGGAATTCGCTGAGGGCGGGTTAGCTGACCTCGATCAGAAGTATGCTGAGGGTGGTCGCGTTCGTCGGACGCTGCGCGACGAACTGCAAGACATCGAAGCCGAGATCCGGGGCGAGCGGCCCGCCAGTATCGGTGTGACGGTTGCACGAGGTATTGGTGAAGGTGGCGGCGGCATTGCGGGGGTTACTCGGCGGGTAGGTCGTGCGGCGCGAGGGCCGGATGAGCCGCCCATGATCGCGATGCACAACACCCGCCCGGAACGTTTAGAGCGTATGGCCGAGCGCGAGGGTGTGGCAGTCGCCCCGTCAATCGCGATCACTCGCGCCGACAATCCAATTGATAGCTTTGGCGATGTCTCCCTGATGGTGTCGCCGCAGACTGTCGATCCCCGCCGTACCCCAGTTTATGCGCGAGACGCCTACACACCGCGTTACCCCAACGTCGAGACACGCAACGTTCGCGGTGAGGATCGCGAGGTTATTCGCGTTATGAATGAGAATACTGGCGAGTGGCGTAGCCTGCCGCACACGCCTGAGAATGCCTTGCGCGTCATGCGACGCGAGCCTTGGCGCGGGGGTGAGGACTTTATCACCGACAATTGGCTGCTGGCCCAGCTTGCGCCGCAGTTCCGCAACATGTCCGAATTACGCGCAGCGCGTAGCCGCCTTGTGCCCGCCACCGATACGGCTGTTGCCGATTGGACCAAGGGCCTTGATGATCTGCGGTCTGAGTGGTCGCGTGTGTTGTCGGAGTCCGGGCAACCGGCGGACTGGCGCTTTGCCGATAGCCTTCAGCGCAACTTGGCCGAAGCCGCCAACCGGCGCGATGGTATGTCGTATATCAACCGGGCATATTACAATAACGCGATTCCCGAGGATCTGCTTGCGCGTACGCAGGCGCATCTGGATGCCGGGCGCGCCCTGCCTACCACCTATTTTGAGGCGAAGCCTACGAGGCTGGTGCCGCTGAGTGAGTTTGAAGGTGCCGTGGTGCCATCTCAGGCGCCGCAGGATTTGACGGACCTGTTGCGTCGTTACGGTATTGAGGACATTCAGTACTACGCAAGCCCTGAGCAGCGCGCCGAGCAGGTGCGTCGTTTTGAGCGTCTGCTGTTCGGAGGCGCCCCGGTTGCTGCTGGCGCTGCGCTGGCCGCTGAAGGCGCTGAACCTGAGCCCGAGGGTTACGCTGAAGGTGGGCGCGTACGTCGCACTCTGCGCGATGAATTACGCGATATCGAGGCTGAAATTCGAGGAGAGCGGCCTCAGAGCCTCGGTGTCACCGTAGCGCGCGGGATGGGTGAGAGTGGTGGTGGTGTCGCTGGCATTATGGCGGGTCGCGCCGCACGCACCGCAGATTTAGAGGCGTTAACTCGCGCAAAAGACATGCGCTGGGCGGGCGCGGACAATGACGCTATCCGTAATGAGACAGGTTGGTTCCAGCGGCTTTTCAGCGGTAAAGGTGATCCTTGGCGGTTTGAAATTCCCGATACGCAAGCTCGATTTACTCCGGCAGGTGAGCAAATGCTTGCCGAGCGCAATCCCCAAGCCGTTTACAACCTTTTTGACGTTTTAGATCATCCGGCTTATTTT